AATGTGGTTCGTGTGGGATGGCCGGAGGTAACGGTCCCGTTCAAAGTACACTTGAACATCTTTCTTCTTTGTTTCCCTATCTTGTGGTAGAACTCTAGTTTGGTCTCTAGACTGGTTATGGCCAATAAAGTCTCCTCGTATAAGGTGGAGGGTAAACCGAGATATGGATAAATTATAGGTAAGAAATTTCTCCATAAATAGTTGTCTACACCATCAATTAACGATGCGTGCTAGTTAGAATCATGTGAGGAAAAGTCGCTCGATATACATGTGATCTCTCCAGATCTCTCTATTTTTCTAGCCTCTAGGTAGATACGCTCCTAGAGTTGATCGTGTGGCAAATAAGAAGTGTATGAAGGAAACACTTTCTTTAAGCATGCCAGGGCGATGAAATTAATGTGATTACAAACGCCCAAAAGTTCTCCGGAAGGACTACAGATATTCCTAGGTCTATTGGACAATCCTAGTATATCTTCATTAGTCTACTTCACAAACCATTCCCCTGACTTTGGGAAACACTCCATTGTTCTCTCAATACTGCCTTTCAATATAGCTGATTTCCTACCATCAGCATAAAATTGAGCCTTCTTCTTATCTACAGTAGCTATCTTCTCTATATATTTCTCAAATGTGTATTTGGATAGATCGAGTTTCAAAAATGCTTCCTTAAATTTGTTGACTAAGTTAACTTAAGGACCTTAAACGAAGTTTAGGAATTTTCTTATGACTGAGGGTTCTGGATGAAGATTTGATCCCCCTTATCTCATGATAATAGCACAGATAGCGTTCATAGGACATTTTCCATATGAACAAAACGAGAGTTGTTCAGGAAGATTGCCATAAGCGGTGCACAATCTTTTCTTTGGTTTGTTAGCTTTAACACAGGTACAATATTTGGAATACCTTTCAATAACCTGTTGCGCGGAGAGGGGACCTAAGTTAGCTCTAGTTTCTAACTCATAAAATTCCATAGAGGTGAGAACTCTTGGATTGGTGGTTAAGAGGTCGTAACACTCAGGTTCGACTTTATGTACAAATTAAGACTGGGTCCCTGAAGAGTGGCCTGTAATTCTAATAGCCTTTGCGTCTCTCTTCGGTCTTATTTGTATCTGATTAATTTTCCTCAAGATAGAAGTAAGCATAGTTTGAACTCTAGTGTGAACTACTATTTTTGCGGCGGCGTTGAAAGCTAATATCCTGAAATAACTATGAACCATGAAACCATAGACTATCAATCTGATTTCATCTGGGCTATCTCTACAATACTCTAATATTCCTCTGAATTTACGAGTAAGATATGAATCTACGTTAGATGTTCCGCAGATTAAGGATACTAGGCAGTGAACAACTAAGTCAACGGCCCAATGTGGAGATTTTGAGAAAACTATTCTAACAACATAGGAGAAGCATGTCTCATCTTTCTATGCTCTAGGTAACTTACTAACGAATACTAGTGATTCGTCCAGGACTAGATCTTTGTACCAGTCTGGGCAATTTTCGACCCCGACAACCATTCTCGAGGTTTGCTTCTATCTGTATCTTTACATGTCATACATAGCGGCGAAGACCATATCCCTGTGTTCATTGAATAGGTCATTACAGACAGCTAACTTATTTCTCACGGTGTTATGTGAGTTAAAGAATTCTACATATCGGTCAGCGACAGTGGTAACATTGTTAACTGTCATTGATAAACAATTAGAGGCTTCAAAGACTTCTTCTCTAATGTGGGCATCATAATGTCCAAAAACATTGCTGAATCTATTTTGGAATTATGGAACGTTTTCATTGGGAACGTGATGTCCAGGCTCTGGTACTATCAACCAGGCTTCAAATCCGATCTGTTTCTTGTAGACTGTAGGGAAAAGTGCATCAGCATAATCTATAGGGTAGAATGATTGAGGTAAAGATACAACCCAATCCCTAGTAGATATGGTCGCAGAATCATCTTTCAAAGATATGGAACCATAGTCCTTTACTATGGCTGTTCTGCCGCCCCTTAGTTTTCCGAAAGTGACCGACCCGTTATGTTGGGTAGCCAAAAGTAAGAGGTCTTTTAATTAGGTGCAATCAGCAAACTGTTCTTTGAGCGACTTTGGAGGCTCATCTTGATCGTCTTCTTCGTGATCTGATCTTTGCGATTAAGAGTCTTTTTAGGAACATTACTCCTACTTAACCGGAACATTGATCTCTTTTTTCTTCTGTTAAGAGATATTGGATGATGTCATTCTTTCCAATTTTGCTTAGTCCTCTGGAGACAGTGTTTGTTTTACCTCAGAGATTAGGGTCGCATCAGCGCTTAATGATTTGACTTTCTCATCTAATCTTTGTACTAACTTATCATCCTTAGAGTTACCCAAGGCTTTCTATAGCTTCTTCTTGAGCGCAACCTTATTGTCGAGTTATGCAGCTTTGGCGATGTCCTCGTTCTTCTATTATTTAACCATCTATTTGGTCTATTCTGCTAATTTGGTCAAGTATCTGTCCTGAGATACATATGCATGGAATCCTTCGTTTTCAGGTAGTACGTAGATATCCGCATCTTCTTTGAGGTCGGTGGTAACAACAATGTCCATTTATTTCATGAACTCTCTAAAGGCTAAGAATTCGACAGGTTTTTCAGTGTTTAATCTAACGTCGACTCTTCTTACTCTAGTCTGACCAAAGACTAGATCTTCCCAGTAGCAAACTCGATCTTAATTTTTATCTTCTGGGAGTTTGGCTTTCAAACAAGTAGGTGAGTAAACTAATTTCCTACCCTAATGAGTAACAGTAGCGGGGGAGAATGCTTATTTGCTCAATTCTGCATACATAAGACCAACAAATGCAGCAGCTGCTTAGAATACGGACTCTGGATTTTCCGATTCTTAAAATACTTCATCCATTATTTGCATCTTCTTTACTGGCCCCTCGGCTCCAACGAATGCCCATAAACCCATGGATAGACAGTAATCCATGTAAACGGTCTCTTTCTTACCGTAATATTTAGTGTTAAAATCTGGACAGGAGTATAATTATCTACCTCCTCTAGTTTCGCTGGTAAATCTCAAGTGAATTTACTGTTGTTTCATGTCTTGTTTTCCTGAAATTGATGACAAGAATCTTCTGAGATAAGATTATGCTTGTCTTTCTCTACCTTCAAATTCTTCCCTGATTTGATCTGCTAAGGTAGTCGGTATAAAAGCCCATTTGAATAACCACAAACAAATACCGAAGAATAGCTTTATGCAGAATATGACGCATCTGTATGAGACCCAGAAAAACGTATAATAGAAGGCTAAAGCTATTAAGAAACATAAAACTAAGAAGAATGGGAACATGATCTTGAGCAGCAAGAATCCACACTATCCTAGTAATATGTAGAAGAAAATGGTGTTTAAGTATGACAACACCTAAGAGGCCAAGAATATACACAGGACACAGAACCCCTGTAAATGTATACTCAAATCAAAGTACCTACCTTTATTTCCTAGCATGACCAGCATCAAGTTCCACCAAATAACAGTTCTAGCGGAAACATACTAGTAATAAGTAACGTAAACTATGATTAAGACAGCCTCAGTGAAGCCAGTATAGGTAGCAACGGATTGTTACCTAGTCTGTCTTCGTTGAGAACTACCGATAACGAAATTTCTATTTACTGATTTAACAGTTTGTTACATACTTACAACTAATTCTTGAATGTAAGCAGCGAAAACGAGGACAAAGTTAAAAATAGTGTTAGGAATTGAGTTAAAGAGTTCTCGTCTACGTGGCGGTCAATGACACCGCGGGCAGACATAGCTAGGTCAGGCGTCCTAGCTCCCCTGGTTCGCTGTCGATCTCAGGTATCCGTTACCAACAAGTTGTTAGTCCTCAAGCTAACTTCCGATTGGCCAAAATATACGTATAGATGTCAGTTCCCAAAGGCCTAATTAAAGACCGATAAGATTCACAGAGCGGATTGAAGCCGGCAGCGCGCAATGGGCTGAAAGCTATCTCAAATCAAAGTACCATGCCATACTACGAGGCCGCGGTTGTCAGCTGTTACACTGAATGGTTGATTTCTCACTGTGAGGAGGGGTTGTCCTCCCTGATATTTCACCTACTTAATAGGAAACGATTGACCGGGTTGATCAACCTTAACCTTACGTACATCACACTAACTTACTACCTAAGCATTGTTAAGCATATCTTTCTCTAGCACCTAGATACTCAATATGGGATTGTCGTTAACAAAGCAGCACCCGGAACAGGTTCCCGGCACTAAGGATACTCCTCTTGAGTCCTTAGCGACAATACATGCGGTATCCAACCTATT